ATGGCGCTCACCGACCTCAAGGTCCGCACAGCCAAGCCCGCTGAGAAACAACAGAAGCTCTATGACGGCGGCGGACTGCTGCTATTGATAACGCCGGCAGGCGGCAAGCGATGGGTTCTCAAGTACCGCGTCGACGGCAAAGAAAAGAGCCTGGCGCTCGGCACGTATCCGGATGTATCGCTCGCGGAGGCACGCGCTCGCCGCGACAACGCGCGCGAAAAGCTCGCCGCAGGTATCGACCCGGGCGAAGCCAAGAAGGCCGACAAGCGCGCTGCGCAGCTGGCCGCCGCCAGTTCGTTCGAAATCGTCGCTCGTGAATGGTTTGAAACTCAGCGTGGCGGGTGGTCCGAGGTGTACGCAGGCAAGGTCATCAACTGCCTCGAAGTCGACGTGTTTCCTCGACTCGGCGCTCGCCCTATCGCGAGCATCGATGCTCCCGAACTGCTGGCGATCATCCGCACTGTCGAATCTCGCGGCGTTCGCGAGACGGCCAAGCGGGTTCTGCAGCGTTCGCGTGCCGTGTTTCAGTACGGCATCATGACCGGCCGCTGTACTCGAAACCCGGCAGCCGACATCGACGCGGAAACGGTATTGAAGAAAAGCGCCGGTGTGCAGCATATGGCGCGAGTGAAGGCGACCGAGATCCCGCAGCTCATGCGAGACATTGACGAATACTCTGGCGATCTAGTCACACGGCTCGCCTTGCGGTTCATGGCGCTGACGTTCGTGCGGACGAAAGAAATGATTCAGGCCGAGTGGCCCGAGATCAACGTCGATGCCGCTGAATGGCGCGTGCCCGCCGATCGCATGAAGATGCGCGATCCGCACATCGTCCCACTTTCCAGGCAGGCAATTGACGTTCTGACACAGTTGCACGCAATCAACAGCCAGCAGCGCTTCGTCTTCTATAGCGTACAGGGCCGAAGTCATATCTCGAACAACACTATGCTGTACGCCCTGTATCGGATGGGCTACAAGTCGCGCATGACAGGGCATGGCTTCCGCGGCCTTGCAGCAACAGCGCTGCGTGAGCTGGGATACAGCCGCGACGTTGTTGAACGCCAGATGGCGCACGCCGAACGCAATCAGGTAACCGCAGCCTACGTCCACGCCGAGTATCTTCCAGAGCGTCGCAAGATGATGCAGCGCTGGGCCGACTACCTCGACGAACTGAAGGCAGGCGCAAAGGTACTGCCTTTCACATCATCTAATGGCTGATTGCGATACCCATACAAAAAAAGGGGCGTCGCGGATTTCTTGGGGGCGCGGGCTGACACGTCGGCATTCGGTCACCGGCCGCCGTCGGACCGCGTCGCAGCTCGGACATTCGGCCGACGGTCCGACCCATCAAAAGGTCGTTCAGCATGATCCATGGTAACCACCGAAAGCGGCATATATACGCGGTGCCGGGCCAGAGACGGTGAAATGCAATAAGGCCATAGCGGTTTATCGCTGACCGAATGAACGATCGAGTTCCCAGAGGTCTTCTATCGCGGCAATCTCTGCCGGTGAGATTAACTCCCATTCAGTGGCTTGCTGCGCATCCAGTAGCCTTTCAAGAATCTCCTCCCGTGCTTTCAATGTAAATGGTCCGAGACCCTCGTTCCCATTTCGACGACGCCTCTCGCGCCTTGGCGGATCGTCCCGAATAGCCTGCAGCCAATTTCGAAAGTACAGCAACGGCTGCAAGCCCTTATGCTCGTGCAACTTCACAAGGTTTTCGACGGCCCTGTCTCGCTGCACCACTGTGCACGTCCAGCAACCGAAGCGGCTTTTGCCGCAGGATGCACCTTTGGGGTCTCTGACTATGGGACATTCGCCGCTGGCTCCTTTATAGAGTTCGGCGAGTCTCACTGAGTTGATGCTTAGTGGTAGGCCGGGTTCTGACAGCAGTTCCCAGACATCATCAACGTGAAAATCGATGATCGGACTGAAGATTGGAATACCCGAATTTCCAGTTTGTCGTAGAAAACCTTTTTGATCCGCCGCATGGCGGCGAATCGTCCTGTCTCGCGCCATGCTTTCGCCATTCCGCACTCCCAAAAGTAACAGTCCATTGTCGATCTTAGCGTCATGGAGTGCACGACGAACCGGGTTAATTCGAAGTCGATCAGTGCACCATCTAAATTTATTGCTGGGCGGCGGATATCCCCGCCCGATTACCTTGACGAAATATCGATCGTTAATCGGGGGAGAGACAGCGATACTTTTGATTGGCAGGCTCAACTCTTGAGCTTCTGCATCAAGCTTAGCCAGCGTAGTTGAAACAAGGTGCTTAATCGTTGGAATTTCCACTCCAGTGTCGCAATAAATAATCGTCACAGGTGAAACCGCCTTGGGCAGCGCCTTTAAGGCTTGGAAAACCAACTTAATTACTGCGGAAGAGTCTTTTCCTCCACTGAACCCGATATACCATGGGCGTCCCGATTCAACGTAAACTCGCGATACGTAGTCGAGCGCCTCACTTATCTTCTTGTTAGAGTAATTTTGCATTATTGCGATATGAGGCACGATTTTACGTCTTCAAGAAGATCGTTTCGCTTAAACCGTGCGATGTACTGAGTCTGACGCTGACCAAGGCGGATATGTTCGCGAACAGCAACGCAAAGGCAAAAATAAAATATAACCGATATTGCCAGCAAAAATCCCGAGAACTCCAGGGCTAGTGCCGCCGCCGCGCCGGCAGTGAAGTGATACGCCCAATAGCAAAGAGATCCACCAAAACAAATTGCAGCGATGTCACAATATGAACTGATGAAAGCTCCATTCTCGTACACATCTTTAGCTCTTTCCGATAACGACTTGTCGTTATCTATGATTCGATAAAAAACATCGAGGAGAATTTTGCTTCTTCGAAGCTTCCAATCGCTATCTTGACCGACTTCATCTTTAATAGCATCCGCGAGTGAATTTACGATCCCGGAATTTATTTTATCCCACGTCCCACTAAGCGCCAGATTTCGAAATCCGACCGTTCTGTAAATCGCACCAATTGTGACTGCGGCAAAAATGTAGACAACGGCTTTCGAATCGACGTGCAGAAGCGTCTCAACAGAAAAGCCAAAAAAAATCGGATAGAGGATGAGCAGTATGACAATCCCGGGAACAAGTATCCTGATGAGTTTAAGCGTCTCTTTTGTCATCTTAACTGTGAATTCCAAGTTGGGAACATGGCTTCTAATCAAGTACTTTGAGCCAACCTCGCGATTATAATCCCACGGCGATGGCTGCTGCAGTCTTGTCGAAGCGTATTTTCGAGGAGTATGGACCGTTCAAACGCAGGCCGTCATCAGGCTTGCCTTCCCATCACTGACTTATTGGGTCGCTAGTCACATCGTTGAGTTGTCGTAGCGAAAGCTGAAAAGTCCGAATTGATGTCAGACGGCAGCCCTATGTGGCTGGCTACCGTACCTCAACAAGCCAACACCGATGTCACTGCAGGCGCGCGGTCAGTAATGGGTCGGTCTGATACGGCCCAGCATCCGCGATTTGCGTTCGGGGCAACACCTCGGCAAACTGACATTCGTAGACGATCGATATCCCGGTACCACGACTGCCCTTCGCATCATCCAACGCCTGGCCGCCATACCTGTACAAAAAAACAGTATGTCGATCTACAATCAATGACCACGGTTGCCCACTGACGGCATCCCAAAGTCAAACCGCGCCTAGCTCGACGGGGCGAAAGCCGGGTGCCCTCCCCGGTTGGAGCGGTTCCTAAACAGGGCTTTGCTACAGGGCTAGCAATGCGGGAGTTGGGTTCATTTAAGCGATGGTTCACTGTCGCGCAGGCAGCATCAGTCTTGCGAGAATCGTTCGGCGAAGACATCACGGAGATCGATGTCCTCGACCGCGTGTATGCGGGAGAGATCTCCGTGTGGTGGGACGCAACCGGACGATACGCAATGCCCATTGCCAGGGGTAGCCACTGCTTCGGCATACATCCGGATCAAACGATGCTCGCGCAACGACGCAAGATTTCTCCAGCTCAGCGGGAATTCTGGTCGCCACTTTCCGATCATGTTCGCTTGCTTGACGGCTTTCACCGTATTGCCGTCAACGCGAGGAAGGACCGCCAAGAAATCTTCGACGGCGATCGGTTAGGAAAAATTGAATTCGCGGACGGAATCCTACTGCTCGATCAAGACAACGACTCTCTGTTGCAGGTATTTCGAAGGATGCCTTCTCGGCCGGCAGGGTCAAACAAAGCACGGGATTTCATCGTCGATTTGGAGTTTCCCTCTCCGGATACGTTTCGAATCGGTAGCGCCGATCTCCGCAATCTGTTGAACGATGACCGCACCGGCACTGGCGCTTCTGCACCGTCCGATCTCGGAGATCGAGAGCGCGCGTCCCTTCACAAGCAAATCGGCGCTCTCGCTCTTGCTCTAGCGAGCGCATCGAATCGCTATAGGAAGGGGGACGATCCAAACTCGTCAAGAATTGCCGACGCTGTCACGGAAATTCTCGACGCCCTGCCAGATGCCAAGCGACAAGGCACGGGATCGTCATCGATCAGGGCCAGTATCAAGGCGGGCCTTAACCTGCTCAGCGAAGCTTGATCGATTTGCCAACTGGCACTGAGTTTTGCCAGCTGGCACCCGCATCGGGCGCAACATATTTAACTGCTGCCATGTTCAACAACCTTGTACGAGGTTTACCGCATGGCTACCAATACAACTTCCGCACAACCGAGCGCCCAACCGCTCACCGCCTCACCCCAGGCGTTGCCGCTCGACGGATACTCGCGCTGGCAGAATCTCAAAACGTTCGTGCCGCTCTCGCGCGAGTCAATCAGACTGCGCGAAATCGCCGGCCGCTTCCCGCGACGCGTTCAACTCGGATCCCAGCGCTGTATCGCGTGGCCGAACCGCGAGATTCACCGCTGGCTCTCCGATCCCGCAAACTACCGTGCGGAAGTCTGAGCCATGCAAACAAAAAAAATGGCCGACCCGCAGGCCAGCCAATTCAAAAAGAATCTCAATTCGAACGCAAATGTTAACACGCAACTCGTGGGGGCTGCCGACCAGCTCACCATGTCGAGCCGGGAGATTGCGGATCTCGTTGATTCGCGGCACGACGACGTTAAACGCTCAATCGCCCGCCTCGCTGATCGGGGCGTCATCCAACTCCCGCCAATGGCGGAAGTTAAAAATCATCTTGGACAGACTGTCGCTGAGTATCGGGTCGGCAAACGCGACAGCTATGTGATTGTCGCGCAGCTCTCTCCGGAGTTCACCGCGCGCTTGGTTGATCGCTGGCAGGAACTCGAAGCGCGCACATCGGCGCTGGCATTCACGATCCCGCAAAACCTCCCGGACGCTTTGCGCTTGGCCGCTGATCTGGCAGACGAACGCGACCAGCTCAAGGCCGAAGTTCAGTTGGCCGCGCCCAAAGCAAAGGCACTCGACCGGCTCAGCGCCGCCGATGGCTCGCTGTGCATCACCGATGCCGCAAAGAGTCTCAAGGTTCAGCCGAAAGCCCTCTTTCGCTGGCTGTCGCTGCACGACTGGATCTATCGCCGCGGCGTCGCATGGGTCGCGCACCAGGTCGCGCTCGATCGCGGCATGATGGAACACCGCGTGACGACGATCCACCGGGACGACGGCACCGAGAAAGCTACAACGCAGGCCCGCGTGACGGCGAAGGGACTGACGGTGCTCGCAACGAAGCTGGGCGAAGGGAGGGCTGCATGATGTGCCCCTTCAAAAAAACCTTGCAGCCCGTAAACCGGCGCGCGTATACTTTTGATGTGGCTGAGACAACAGTCACCCGGGGTGACAGCCGGCAAATGTTGGCGGACGACCGCCGTGTGCGGTTTTTTTACGTCCGTACGCCTTCGCGCACCTTTTCTATGGGTGGGCCATGGCGGGGGAGCGCTCGCGCTCGCCGGTGCCAACGTTCCGGTCTGTCAACCCCGTCATGTGCCCGCCCACCCCATTTGACAGTGGGACGCGGGCTTTCAACACCAACGTTGGAGGCCGCTATGCGTGCTAACGCCCCTGCTCGTCCTGAGCAATCGCAACTTCCCCCGTCGTATTCCGAAATCATCAATCGCGCACTGCGCGAAGCCGCGCTCGCGCCGACCGTATTTGATGCGCTCGACATTTGCGGCGCCGTGATGGCCCAGCTCGCTGAACTCTGCCGCCAAGCGGAGGTGTCGCATGGATAAGCTCCTGATCGACGATCAAGCGCTGGAAGACCTTGGCGGCAAGCTCCGGCAGCTTGAAGAGCTGTTCAACGTGATCCAAGGCGAGGAAAAAGTCTCGATGCGCGCGTGCGTGATGTGCGACATCGGCCGTGAAGTGGCGCAACGCACCGCGATCGAGCTGAGAGAATTGTGCGCGGTGGCCCGTGAGGAGGTGCGCCATGCGTAACGCGAACCTCGAAATGATCCACTGCAAAACGCTCCAGCTCGAAGCGATGGTGTCAATGCTTCGCGTGATGGCCAGTGGCCGCGTCAGCGAACTGTGCCCGGATATTGTCGGCAACTATGCGTGGCTGATGAGCGACCTCATCGACCAGATCAGATGCGGCATTGATGCGGTGTCGGGGGTGTCGGCATGAGCAAGGCCACAACGAAGCCAAGCCCCAAGCTCGCCCTCGTCGAAACCCTGCTCGACTGCGGATCCGCTGCTCATTGCATCAAGTGGCTTTTCGAGAAGTACGACGATGGCGAGCACGAATGGTCTATCGAGACGATTCGCCTGCTCACTACCGTGCTCAGAACCAAGCTGAGCGATGCGCTGGAGACGGCCGAATCAATCGAAGCGGAGGCACGCCATGCTTGATAGGCGACCTGACGCCGCCGGCCTGCTGTCGTTCTTTTACGGTCGCTTCGACATAAAATCCGCCTCGACCGAAGAACTCGAATTTCTCTCGTCCGCAACAGCTCCCGATGAGGCCGGCGCCTTGCGCGATACGCTCGACGGAATCGCAAACTTTGTTGCCGAGGACTTGAGGAAGGAGCGCGGGAAACGCGTCGGCTGTTTCCAAGAAAGCACCGTGCCCTCCCTCCTGTGGAGCATTGCCCGACAGGTGGATGTGATCGGACAGATGGCCTTCATCGCGAGCGAGGCCGATTATGAATTGCGCGACCGGGCCGTACGCGTCGCAACGGATTCTTTGCGGCGACACGCCCCTAAGCAGTCCTCACAAGGCACGGGAGACGCATGAGTACATACGACAATGATCGCACCGTGTTGGAGGTACAGAAAAACGCCACGCAGCGTATCCGCATCGCCCACCACTGGCACATGGGCCGGCGGTATGTCGACGTGCGCCTGATGGTCGTCGACCGGGTCGGAGACTTCGTTCCGACCCGGCAGGGCATCAGCATCCGGCCCGAACTGCTCGCCCAGATCATTCAAGGTCTAATGCTGGCCGCACGGGAGGGCTGATGGCAAAGAAAGCGTGGTCCGATCCGCTCGGGCCGCACGTTCGAATCTATCACTCGCTGTTGAATACTCCGGCATGGCGGGTTCTCGGCCCGTCCGCCGTCAAGCTATATGTAGACATGCGAATGACGCTCAACGGTTCGAACAACGGCAGCATTGGGGCATCCCTGTCGCTGATGAAGCACAAGGGATGGACGGCCCCGACGACGCTCGCCAAGGCGCTGTACGAGCTGCGTGCGCTCGGTTTCATCGCCGTGACGATCGAAGGCGGCCTGCGGCAGGGTACCCGCGTGCCGTCGCTCTACCGCTTCACCGACGTGGAAGTGTACGAACAGCCGAAATCCGGCGTGCAGGCAATCAAGGCAACTCACGACTACCGAGCTTTTGAGTCGGTACGCGACGCCGAGCGAGCGCTCACCGAGGGGTTGGAAAAACTTCGGACTGAGGGGAGGAAGAAGCAACAGAGCAGAAAAAAAACCCCTGTACAGAAAACGTATCCGTCCAGTACAGAAACCGTACCGGAAGCGCAGAATTTCCAGTACAGAAACTGAACAGGGAATCGCCTTTCCAGTACAGAAAACGAACAGGGAACGAGAACGCCCGAAACTCCCATTTTATAAGGGGTTTCGGGCGTTTTTTATGATTTTTCCGCCTTGCGCACCCCTGTACAGAAAATGTACTGTTTTATAGTATTGCCATACCTATGAGCTTTTCTGGAGCGCGCGATGGATGCTACGCGAATCATGTATCCCTGCATCTCATGCGGGCTGCAGTTCCAGTTCGGTCCACATCGCTACGATGGCAAGGTCGCGAAGCTCTACGGCAATGCTCCGGTCTGCAACATCTGCTGGAGCGCGAATTCCGACGGATGGGGGCCGTCCGTACAAGACAAGCTACTCGCCTTGCTCAAGGAACAGGGGCTTCCGGTACCCGATCGCAACGAGGATGGCTGGCTTCCGCGCGGCGATTGATCGCGCCTCTGAGTTATCCACAAGGTCAGTAATCCGACCCGCGAAAAGGGTGCAAAAACCGCACCCTTTCAAGCGAAATCGGGGGTGTTTAGATCGACGGAAATTTGGCTCGATCTTCATAAAGCCCTTTGTTTACATAGCTCCGAGCCGTATTGAGTATTCGGCCTGCCTCGCCAAAGGGTGCAATCCAGCGCACGGGAAAGGGTGCAATATTCGACACCCTCCGAATCTCCCCCTCTCCCCCGGTAAGGCTCACTTACCCCCCGGTAAATGCCGCCACGGTTCGCTGAAACGTTACGGTAACGTTTCCCCTCCTCTCCGCCTCGCCTGTTGTAAACGTCCGCGATGTGACTGATAATTGCTTGAAATCGGTAATTTGAGCAATTAAATGCTATTCAGAGACATGCCTCTGGCTGCTGCTGCGCAGAAGTCCGAGCACTGCCCTATCGAGCAGACTGATGCGACTGTCGCGCACGCGCTGGCCGCGCGCGGCGAGTTGGAGCAAATCCTGTACTGCTGGGTCAGCGCGGGCACGATGCGCACGCAGCCGTCACGACGATTCCTGCCGCTGTCTCCGCCGAGGTCGACGCGATGAGCGCACGTGTCCAATTGCGCACGCGTGGCAGCAAGTGGATGAAGATCCGCGCCCGCATCCTCCAGCGCGACCCGATCTGCGTGCTATGTGCTGATCAGGACGTTGTGCGCGAGTCGGCTGTCGTCGACCACATCAAGCCGCTCGAGCATGGCGGCACCGACGCGGACGACAACCTCCGCGGGCTGTGTGCCGATCATCATGACCAGGTGACGCGACAGCAGTTCGGCCATCGGGAGCGGCGCAAGGCGTTCGGGCCTGACGGCCTACCGCTCGATGGCAGTTGGTCGTGACTTGCGACAGCAGCCGGGGGGGCGGTCGATTTTCCGCGCTACAAAGCCCCGGAAACCGACCGCCCCCTTCGCTTTCATAAACGTGGACAAAAAAGGTAAAAAATGGCTCAACGCGGACGGAAATCCGCAGCATCGATCGTAACGGCGACAGCCGCGCCGGTTGCGCCCGAACAGCGCCTTGCGGCGCCACTCCACCTGAGTGACGGCGAGCGCACGGTCTGGACGGAGGTCGTCAACGATCAACCGGCAAGCGCGTTCACCGCGACCCATGCGCCGCTGCTCGAAATGTACTGTCGTCACGTCACGAACGCTCGCGTACTGGCAGAAGAGGTTTTGAATTTCGAACGCGCATGGCTCGCGGACGACGACGGCCTGAAACGCTATGACCGACTGCTCGCCATGTCTGAGCGCGAGAGTCGCGCGGCCTCGTCGCTCGCTACGCGACTGCGCATCACGCGTCAGGCCGTCGAACATCCGACGACGGTAGGTCGTTCACTGGCGAACCAGAAGAAGGCAAGGAAACCATGGGAACTCCCCGCGTAAAGCGCGTCTCCCGCGGCGAGCGCAACATCCGATGGATCGAGGAACACTGCCGCATCCCTGAAGGCCGGCTCGTCGGCCAACCCGTCAAGCTCACGAAAGAGCAACGCGGCTGGATCAAACAAATCTACGACACGCCGACGCGCACATTCATCCTCTCGATGGCGCGCAAGAACGCCAAAACGGCCCTCTCCGCGTTCCTCGTTTTGCTTCACCTCGTTGGCCCGGAAGCGCGGCCGAACAACCAGCTATACAGCGCAGCGCAGTCGCGAGACCAGGCGGCCGTGCTGTTCGAACTGGCGGCGAAGGTCGTGCGCATGTCGGAGGATCTATCGCAGTACGTCACCATCCGCGACACGGCAAAGGAACTGCTATGTCATGACCTTGGCACGATCTACAAGGCACTGTCGGCCGACGCTGCGACGAAATTCGGCCTGAGTCCCGCGCTCACGATCCACGACGAACTTGGCCAGGTCAAAGGCCCGCGCTCCCAACTGTACGAGGCACTGGAAACGGCAAGCGCAGCGCAGGAAAGCCCGCTATCGATCGTCATCAGCACGCAGGCCCCCACCGATGGCGACCTGCTCAGCCTGCTCATCGACGACGCGCTCAGCGGCGCCGATCCGCGTCTGAAGGTGGCGCTCTATACGGCGCCGCTGGACATGGACCCGTTCAGCGATGAGGCGATTCGGCTGGCGAACCCGCATTTCGACGTGTTCATGAACCGCGAAGAGGTGCGTCGCATGGCGTCGGACGCGAAGCGCCTGCCGAGTCGCGAGTCGGCCTATCGCAACTTGGTCTTGAATCAGCGCGTCGAGGCACGCAATCCGTTCGTTGCGCGCGCGATCTGGATGGAGAACGGAGGCGAACCGGCCGAGCTGGACGGCGCGGACGTTTATGGCGGCCTCGATCTATCGAGCGTGAGTGACCTGACAGCGCTAGTGTTGCTGTCGGAGGCCGGCGACGTTCATCCGACATTCTGGCTCCCGGAGGACGGTCTCGAGGCGAAGGCGCGCGCCGATCGCGTTCCCTATGACGTGTGGGCGCGTGACGGCTTACTCCAGACGACGCCTGGCAGCGCCATCGAATACGAATTTGTCGCCGAGCATCTTCGCGTCGTGTTCGATCGCTGTAACGTGCGCGCGCTCGCGTTCGACCGGTACAACATGCGATTCCTGAAACCGTGGCTTGAACGTGTCGGCTTCACGGATGAAGAGTTGAGCCGGTTCGTCGAATTTGGCCAAGGCTTCGTTTCCATGTCGCCAGCTATCCGCGAGCTAGAAGCGCGGCTGCTCGCGCGCAAGCTCCGACACGGCGGACACCCCGTCTTGCAAATGTGTGCCGTGAACACGGTCGCTGTTTCCGATCCGGCGGGCAACCGCAAATTCACGAAACAGAAGTCGACGGGCCGCATCGATGGCATGGTGGCTTTGGCGATGGCGGTCGGCGCCACGCAACAAAATGCGACGGAAATCGAAATCGAGCCTCAAATGTTCTTTATCTAGCCTTGACATTGGCACTTTATGCGTGATAATGGCAGTATTCACGCAATCAAACGCCAATGAATCGACAAATTTCGAAATTTATCACCAAGCAAACCGCGAAGGCTTCGAATAAAGCGTTCTCGCGGTTCGAGGTGAAGAACCTCGACCACGCTTCGCGGGTGCTCAAGGGCATCGCCTCGACGCCGACGCCGGATCGCGCAGGCGATACCGTCGTTCCAGAAGGCATCCAGTTCAAAACGCCCTTCCCGCTGCTGTGGCAGCACGACCCGAGCAAACCGATCGGCACCGTCAACAAAATGACGATCACCGCGGCCGGTGCAGAAGTTGAAGCGACGATCGCCCCGCCCGGCACTGCCGCGTACATCGACGAGGCATACAACCTCATCAAGGCTGGCTTGGTTCCAGGCCTGTCCATCGGATTCCGCCCCATCGACGCCGATTACGACAAGGCGACAGGCGGCTTCCTCATCAAATCCTGCGAGCTGTTCGAACTCAGCGCCGTGACGATCCCGGCAAACGCTGATGCGGCAGTTCAATCGATCAAGGCGCATGACAAGTCCCGCGTGGGAGCGCCCGTCGTGCGTTTGAGTGCTCCCACCATCAAGGAATCTGACATGACCATTGCTGAACAGCTCAAGGCCGTTGCGAAGAAGCGCGCCGATCACCTCGCACGACAAAAGGCACTGATGGACGGCGCAGCGGCCGACGGCGCTCGCACGCTCAACGACAGCGAGGCAAAGGACTACGACCAAATCGGCCTCGAACTGAAGTCGCTCGACGCTCACGAAGTGCGCCTGAAGGAACAGCAAGCGATCGAGGCGAAGTCGGCTGTCCCGGTCGCTGGCGGCCCGACCACTCACTCTCCCATCATCGTGAAGCCGAACGTCGCCAAGGGTACGGCGTTCACGCGCTACGCGATCGCACTCGCACGCTCGAAGGGCAATCTCATGCAAGCAGCCGAGATCGCGAAGCAATGGAAGGATTCGACGCCCGAAGTCGAAATCGTACTCAAGGCGGCAGTCGCCGCAGGCACGACGACTGATCCGGCGTGGGCCGGGCCGCTCGTCCAGTACCAGGACATGGCCGCCGAATTCATCGAACTGCTGCGCCCGGCTACGATCGTCGGCCGCATCGAAGGTTTGCGTCGTGTGCCATTCAATGTCCGCATCCCCGGCCAAGCGACGGGCTCGTCGGTCGGCTGGGTCGGCGAAGGGAAGCCGGCGCCGGTGTCTGCTCTGGCGTTCAACACGACGACGCTTGGCTTCTCGAAGGTTGCAGGCATCGTCGCGATCACGGAAGAACTCGCGCGCTTCTCGACGCCGAGCGCAGAAGGCGTCATCCAGCAGGATCTCATTTCGACGATCAGCCAATTCCTCGACGGGCAGTTCATCGACCCGGATGTTGAAGCCGGCGCGAATGGCCTGTCGCCTGCGTCGATCACGAACGGCGTCAAAGCGATTCCGGCATCCGGCAATGATGCGGAAGCCGTGCGCGCAGACGTAAAGAAGGTGTTTCAGGCGTTCATCAACGCCAATCTGTCGGTTGCCGGAGCGGTCTGGATCATGTCGGAAACGACGGCCCTCTCGCTCTCCCTGATGCTGAACGTGATGGGACAGCCGGAATTCCCGGGCCTGACGATGGCGGGCGGCACGTTCTTCGGTCTGCCGGCGATCCTCTCGCAGACGGTCGGCAACAACATCGTGCTCGCGAAGGCAAGTGAAATCCTGTTCGCTGACGACGGCGGTGTGACGCTCGACGTTAGCCGCGAAGCATCGCTGCAGATGGACAGCGCACCCGTCGCAGGCGCTACGGAGCTTGTGTCGCTTTGGCAAAGCGGCTTCATTGCCATGAAGGCCGAGCGCTTCATCAACTGGAAGCGTCGCCGCGTCGAAGGCGTCCAGTACATTTCCGGCGCGGCCTACGGCGACGCGGCGCAAGCGGGCTAAGCGGGGAACGCCATGCAAACCTATGAAGTAGTCGTGGCGTTCCCGTATGCGGGGCGCACACGACACGTCGGCGAGCGGATCGAGGTTGGCGACCCGAAGCACGTTGAGTTGCTGATCCTGCTCGGGAAGATCCGCGAGCCGGCGGCGAAACGTTCAACGTACAAGCGCCGCGACATGCGGCCGGGGGGCTGATGCGGCTTTTCTCGTGGGTGCGGAAAGCCGCCCCGCCCGTTCCAGTCGGTGGCGGCAGTTCGACAGCCGGTGTCGTGCGCGAGCCGTTCGCGGGCGCGTGGCAGGCCGGTATGGGTGTTGATAGCCGTCACGAACTGCTCGCGTTCTCGGCCGTGTACGCGTGCGTGGATCGCATCGCCTCGGACATTTCGAAACTCGGCATCCGGTACGTGAAGCAGATCGGCAATATCTGGCAGGACGCCAGTGCGCCCCGCTTCACGGGGCCGCTACGTCGGCCGAATCCGTACCAAAATCGAATTCAGTTCGTGAAGGCGTGGCAGGTATCGAAGCTGCTCGCCGGCAACACGTATGTCCTGCTCGTTCGCGACATGCTGCGCAACGTGATTGCGATGTACGTGCTCGACCCGACGCGCGTTGTTCCGCTCGTCGCGCCCAGCGGTGCGGTGTTCTATCAGGTCGCCGCCGATCCGCTACGCGGCCTGCCCGAGCAAGTCACGATTCCGGCGTCAGAGATCATCCACGATCGCGGTATCTGCCCGTGGCATCCGCTCATTGGTGTATCGCCGATCGTCGCGGCAGCCGCGGCCGGCACGATGGGAAACCGTATCCAGCAGAACAGCCGGAAGTTCTTCGGCAACATGTCGCGGCCTGGCGGCATCCTGTCCGCGCCCGGCAAGATCAGCGACGAGACCGCAAACCGACTGAAGACCCATTGGGAAACGAACTACGGCGGCGAGAACGCCGGCCGTTTGGCCGTAGTGGGCGAAGGGCTTAAGTACGAAACCGTCATGATGACTGCGACGGATGCGCAGCTCGTCGAACAACTGCGTTGGGCCGTTGAGGACGTCGCACGCTGCTACCACGTCCCGCTCTACAAGATCGGCGCAGATCCGACCGGTTCGAAAACGGCAGCCAACATCGGCGCGCTTGAACAGTCGTACTACACCGATTGCCTGCAAGCCCCCATCGAAGAACTCGAACTCTGTCTCGACGACGGTTTCGAGGTGCCGGACGGGCAAGGCTTCGACGTGGACGTGCGCGGGCTGCTGCGGATGGATCCGGCCGCGCGATATGACGCCCACTCGAAAGCGGTAGGCGGTGGCTGGATGGCCCCAAATGAGGCGCGCGCTGCCGAGAACATGGCGCCGGTTCCTGGCGGCGATACGCCCTACCTCCAGCAGCAGAATTACTCACTGCGTGCGCTCGCCGAGCGCGACAAAGATCCCGCGCCGAGCAGCACCGCGACGGCCAGCACACCTGAATCAAAGGAGCCGACGAATGGCAATTAAACAACTCGTCTCATTCAATCGCGCACTCTCGCATCTGCGCGTTGAAGCGGGCGACGACGACGACGCGATCAAGGATCTAATCGATGCTGCCAGCGACATCGTCGTGGACTATCTGAAGCTCAAGGAAATACCCGACACCTGGGCGCTCGACGATGGCGACACGCCGAGCACTGTGCCCGGCCCGGTGCGCTCTGCGGTGCTGCTCGTACTCGGCACCCTATACGATGACCGCGAAGGCACGACCGACCCGCTCACGCCAGCGGTCGAATCGCTTCTGATGCGCATGCGCGATCCGGCAGTAGCCTGATTCCAAGGCCTACTCACTCGGATACGTTACATCGATGGTTAAGGCGCAACCAGTTCGCCCCCCCGCGTCTTATCGGATTTTCATACCTGCGTTGAGCGAATCGTACTAAGAATCGCGCGCCAGGTGAACGTCGCCGAATAGATTCGAGAGGCGATGTTCAGACGCCGCTGGGCTGTTAGAGGAGACCGGCGCACTAACAAGGATCAGGAATATGCACCCCAGTCTCTCTCAACGAACCACTGCGGGGGCCATGTTACGAATTCCGACGGATCGAAAAGCTCATCCAAGACGTCAATTCGCACGATCTGATCAGGCAGGAGGCTCAAAGTGTGCTGCGACGAGTCGCTGTCATAGTCCCAAAAGTGAAACCTGTTCGCCCTGTTCGCGGCTTTCCGACTGGGGCCGTAGTCCATCGGGGCACAGCGGCGCACAAGCTGATGCCCATCCTCTTTACTGAAAAAGGTCAGGCGAATGCGGTTGCAAGAGCGGATTGCAGCTACAAATTCATCCAGCAT